CTACTCGAAATAGTATTTTTGGCCTGAATTGTGCATTTTTTTATGCGGAAATTGGTTCAAATGGTTTACTTGGAAGTCTTTACGGTCTTGGTCGCATTCAAAACTAGCAAATACTAACAACTGTAAACCAAAGCCTTGTCTGTCATACTCTTGTGTAAATGTCACATCTACACCTGCTTCTTCGGCCCACTTCCAATATGGTTGCAGTGTGTTGTGTACTGCATTTTCAGTCAAGTACTCATAATCTGCATCGTCGTTGACGTTTGCACTAATCACACATAATTTACTCATTGTACAAAATACCTTATTAGTCCACCAAACAGCATGATTGTGATAACACCATTTAACAGAATGAGAGCTCTGTCTTTCCACATGAAGCCCACAATAAACCATCCTGCCGCTCCAAGCCAACTTAGCAGTATATCCCAAACTTGTAATGGCATACCAAACATGAGCTCGTTGGGTACATTAGCACTTCTGATTGTTATAGCACACAACACAATAATACTACTGGTCCATTTGATCCACCAACTGAGATCTCCTTTGGGTGTTGCACTTTTTACGATACGATTACTGTGTTTGATTTCAGCAACTGTGTATTCTGCTTTTTGTCCTTCGATAACTACGTTATCTAACTTCTCCGTTTCTGGAGTTACTTTGCGAGTCACTATAGATTCCTTATCTGCTTTTCTATCCATTTAATTTCTTCTTCCACTTTCGTTGCAAACAGTTGATTATTAAATTCAACAATGTCTCTAACTACTCGTTCATGTTTATGTTCTAATAATTGTTTTGCACTTCGGCCTACCATTTGCATTCTTCTCACTATGTCCGGACATAGATCGTAAGATTCATCTATAACACTATCAAATGTTTTATAGCCTAACTTTCTCAGTTCTGCAAGTGTGCCTGGTGTGCTACATATCACAAAAGGGTGATTATTGTATATAGCATAATAAGTTTTTTCTGTGATAAAAATATGATGATAACATGTAGTTTCAGGTACAATACTTATTGCAGAGTTTGTAAACTTTGTTTCATCATATGGAAATCCTTGACAATGTAAATTGAGGTCATCTTGTTGAACATACTCAATGTCATCAATTGACTTATTGAATTGTGACAACACTTTATAACTGTATACGTCATTGAACATTGTTAGCGATGAAAGTTTTTTCAAATGTTCATCTTTGCACAAAATACTTGCATGACTGTTAGATAATAAATCTAGACTGTACAGTTGTACTAATAAATTTGCTCTGTTGGGTTTATCAGGTTTGCCTATAACACATCTAAAATCTTTTTCTGCATTTGGATTATATCTAACATTGTGTTTTTGCCCGTGTACTCTGTGTAAAAATTCTGTGTATAACAAAAAGTAATCACACCAAATAACATTTATTGTGGGCAGTAGTGTTAGTTCTTCCTGTACATAATAATTGTTCAGTATAATAGTTGCATCAGTTATATTGTGTTTGTCTAAGAATGTAGACAGCAAATCAATCACAGGCTCAGGTGTGTATATTTCATGCGGACGCACAAATATAATTTTTTTACCATTAGGCACATACGTTTCTAAGCGGTGTTTGATTCCGTGTATAACACCATCTGAAATGTTAATTATTTCAAAGTTACTTACGTCAGGACCTTCCCAATATGGCGATTCAAATAACCAATCTAAATTGAGAAGATCGTTGGTAATCATTTTTTCTTACCAAAAATCCTTTCCCAACCATCCTCATATTTTGTTTGATCATTTTCTTTGCGTCTAGCAGAACCTTTACCGCCATGCCAATTTTTCAAGTGATCAGTTCCACTTGGTGGATTACGATCAGTACCCATTGAACCTTCATGGGTAGATTTACTATCATTATCCTTCGCCACTAAATGTGTCCTCCGTAAACATAGAAATTTGTTTTAATAAATTATCAACCTCTTTGTCAGTTAAGTAGCCAATTACATCTTCAAACAAAGGAGGTTCGTAAAGCAATGCATCATCTTTTAACAATGCTAACTCCCATTTATCATCTTTGCCACCATAACTGAATTCGTGTTTAACAACACTAGCACCATATCCATTTGGGAAAGTGTATATTCTTTGTATGCCCCCATTGCACTCTTGTTCTATAAATTGGTACTTCAACGTCTCATCCTAGCAATATCTTTTGCTTGTTCTGTGCCTTTCATTACAGGTACTGCGTTAGACTTATGCATAGTTGCAATACCTTCAATGAGATCGCCTGTGTACTTCATTGTTTCTTGTTTCCTACCTGCACCATTGTCCTTTGGACTGATAGGCATACTAGGATACTTTTCTCTGTGAAGCCTATCTTGTTCTGCTCGCCAATTAACTTGTGGCTTGTTAGGCTTGAAGTTGTTGTAGTCACGTGGATCAGGCTTCTTGTTAAGACCATAACAATATGCAATGTACTCTTCCAGAGTACTGTATCGCATGTCATGTAAGCCTTTCTGCTTCATGCTCTTGTTATGCTGTCTCCAACGTACTTCAAGTTCAGCCATCTTGGCTTTTGTAATCTTTGGTGTTTTACGTTTCCTAGTATTTATTGAACTAAGACCTTGTGCTAAATGCATTGTCATTTGCCACCTCTCATTTTTCTAAATGCACGTTCCATATCCAATTCTTTTTGAATCTTCTTACTTCTGTATTCGTGCCAAAGTGAATGTCCTGCAAACACCCCAAACTCCACACTGAACCAAAACAGTATAATCATAGAAGTTACACTGGTTAATTGTTCAGCAGATAATATGGGTTTGAGAATTGCGCCTATGAAGTAAATGCAGTATATGCTCACTGCTATACACACACAAAGCATAAAAGTTCGTAGTAAATTCATGCTATTATTATAGCAAATTACAGGGTTATGTCAACCGTTTATTATGAGACTTGCGAGTAACAATAGCATGGATATGGATCCTAAGAATGCGAAACCTACTGCTATTGCTGTTATGAGGATTTGTGAGGGTGTTACTGTGCTGTGTTCTGACTTACCTACACCTATTAGTAATCTAAAGGTGTTTCTAAAATAAGACACTGTTTAGTGCAAACACGGCTAACATAGAGAAGAATACAGTTATCTGTATGACTGCTGGTATAACCACAAATAATTGCATAGGGCTAAAGTCGCCTTTCATGAAGTAGTCTGTTTCAAACCATTCTGCTTGTTCTTCAGGTGTTGCGTCAACAGTTTTGTTTAACTGTAATTCATTTTGTTGAGGGTACCTCATTTGATACATCCTTCTGGATGCCAAGGTGCTATCCAGTATTTGTAAAAAAATCTAATCATTTTGGTTCTAAGTAATATGTGGCATTGTTTACATCTCTGAGTCCTCGTAGAACTCCAGCAATATTATCTGTTTGTACTGCAAACAAAAGCACTGTGTATATCATTGCCATTTTCACAGTTGCGGAACCACGCCGCCAACTGCCAAACAAAAGATAGACACCAATGTAACTAGTTCTAACGAATCACGCAGAACTAGACCATCTACTGTTTTTAATTTAGTCTTGATTTTATCTGTCATGTTTATCTATATTATTAACTATAAAAAGAGGGATATGTAAACATAACCCTCAATTTATAAAATTTATGTGGAGTAACATATAAGATAAGTTTATAATACCTTATACGATCTATTTATGATAAAAAAGAGATTACTTAATTAAATGGATTGATTTTGATCTTTTCTGATTTACATTCCGTTTTCAGGATATGTTTCAACGTTGTTGCTGTTATGCCCAATCATGGATTTGTCATCTTTCTTTTGCATCTCATCGATCCATGATGTGGTTCGACCTGCTTTCTTTTCTTCCCAGTCTTGGATAGCACGTTTAATTGAATCCTCTGCTAACACTGAACAGTGTATTTTGATAGGAGGTAATTCAAGTGCTTCAGCAATCTCTTTGTCTTTGATTTGCTTTGCTTCTTCGATTGTAAGACCTGTTAACATTTCCACAAACATACTGCTAGAAGCAATAGCACTACCACAGCCATATGTTTTGAATTTGACATCTATAATTGTGTCAGTTTCTGGATCTAGTTTTAGATCTAATTTCATTACATCACCACATGCTGGTGCCCCTGTCATACCTGTTGCTACAGTAGGATCTTTTGGATCAAACTTACCAACACCATGTGCCGCAGGGTTATTTGTCACTTGCTCGAAACGGTCGATTACTTTCTTTGAATATGCCATACTGTTATTTATCTCTTATCTAGTATGTGCTCTGCAAGTTTCTCGCCTATAAAAGTATGTCCCAATTGACTGTAATGTGATTTATCAAATTCTATTGGTTCAAATCCTTTAATGGTGTCCCACCCCAATAGGTATTCGTTGTTATCAAAATTGTCCACAACTTTCATTAAATCAGCCCATATAGCATGTTCATGAAAACCATCTTCCCAATGCTTTATGTTGCTTGTGAGTTTAAGGGACTTATAATGATCATGCCATAGTCCTGTACATCTATGAAACACATACATCAAATCAATGTTGTGATGTTCTAAAAAGCCTTCTAACATTATACTTTGAGTTTGCCAATTATGCAAAATAAATCGTTCATTAACAGAACCCAAAACTTCAAGTGCTTCTGATTGATTTTTTGCCGCTTCGAATAACTCAGTAGGGATATTACAACCGTTGTGATGGTAATCATGTAATAATGGTTTGTAATTATAGTAATTGTATCTACCAAAATCACTATCTCTGATCATACCGTTTATAGTATTGTAAATGTATTCTGGCCACTGATCATTTTCGTCTAGATAATGATTAAAAGGAGACATGACTTCCTGTCGATGAGGATCAGGATATTGTATACAAACAAGATCACCGCTTACAAGTTTTCCATCACGTACTGATTGTACAATGGATTTATACACTCGATCCTTGCTTGAACAACCTTGTGCTAAATGCAAATAATCAAGATTGAGACTCTTGGCGGCTACTGCACCATAAGTGTTTTTTATGGAGTCACCGGTGTAATCTGAAAAACTACAGCCACAAGAGGCAAGGGTTGGCATTTTAACTGAAGTCTCTGAGCATCTTTTTGATTTCTAATGCATGTTGTTCTTCCATGCCAATTTGTCCTCTGGCATATTCTTCTAACATAACACTAGCATCAGCAACTTCTTCTAGTAATTTTTTATACATCATTACTGCTTGTTGCTCATGTTCGAGACTTTCCTTTAATATTTGTAATACACCGTGGTCATGATTTTCCTCAATCACAGCAATACGTTGACTTGGGTGTCCACCAAAGCCTGTGATGTATTCACCTGCTTGTAAGGCGTGTGCTAAACTTTCGTTTGCTTGTTCTTGTAAGAAGGCAACAATGGGAATCCTGTTTGGACCACTTACCATTAGTGAACTGTGAGCATAACGTACAACTCCAGCCATCTCTAATTCTATAATTTGATTTAACAAATAAATTACTTTATCAGTGTTTAATTCTTTCATCTCCATTTATTCTCCGTCATAATATTCTAGACGTTCTATGTCGTCTTCTGATGTTTCTTCACCATATTGTATTTCTATGATATGGCAAGGTTCATCAAATGGATTAAATGCTTGATGCCAATCACCTTGTTTAACATGAAAGAACTGATCCTTTTCTATAGTGTGTACTTGAAAAGTATCAGGTGTGCTAAAACTGTGTTTAACATTAAGTCTACCTTTGCTGATAAACCACATCTCACTTCTCTTGAAGTGTCGTTGATAACTGATTCCTTTACCTGCTTCAATTACTAACTCTTTAACACGAACAACATCATCTTGAAACAAGTCACTGAACTCGCCCCATACTCTGCGTTCTGTTGGATACTTCCATTCCTTTAATATCCAACTGCTACTGTTGGCTTTGTGATCGCCACCAACACTAAACTTAAAATCGTATCCTTCAACTTCCATTTCTGGAATGTTATCTTTGCCTCTATCACCACCATTACAAAATATATATTCATGATTGTGTCCGAATGCATTCCTTACATCTATGAGGCCTTGGGTTACACTTCCATCTTTATCGTCAACACCATACACATTGTCTACCATGTCCATGCGTTGAATAATAGTTGATCTTTCTTCAAAAGGCATAAAGGGTCTGCCTTTCTTTCTAGTGAGCCAATCGTCACTGTTTACCAGTACAATTAATTTATCACCAAATGCGGAGGCTGACTCTAATAGATTTATATGACCAGTATGTAGCGGATCAAACCCTCCGCTAACTACTGCAATACGCATTTAGAGTGTTCCTCTTTTTCTCTTAGAAGAAATAAATGCGTTTCTCAAGTCTGAATATGCTCTACGTTTTCTCTTAGACTTCATGAACTTTTGACTTGATGGTGTTGGTAATGGAGCATCACCAGCAACAAGATTTTTCATTCTTTCTTTCTGAACTCTCTTTTTGGCTTGTGATTTCCTACGTTGATTTTTAGCACTTGGCTTTTCATAAAACTCTCGTTTCGCAAGTTCTTTTTGGCGGTTATCATTTTCCAAGATTTTTTTCAATCTTCTCAATGCACCATTTACATCACCGTTGCGAACGATAACCTTTGCACCAAAAGGTTTTTCTTCCTTTTGCTTATTTTTATTGAAAGGGCGTTTTTGAAAGTTACCTTTTCCTCTAAAATTATTTCTCATTTATACCTCTATATAGTTTATATTTTGTGTCACTAATAATGTTTCCATCCTCATATTCTAAATCTGGATTGTAATCATTGTCAGGATATTTATTCATAAGTATCGTTACAACGCCTTCTTCTCGAAGATTAGGAGCTCTATACATTAGATTTATTAATGAATTGTCAACAATACTTCTAATGCCTCTAGCACCAATATTCATGTCAATTGCCTGTTCAGCAACAGAATTTATATACTCGTCACTAAACTCAATATTAATGTCGTCGATACTTAAAATATACTTTACTTGATCAAGAACATTATTTTTAACATTTTTAATTATACTATATAAATGTGTTTTGTCAAGTTTATCTAATACTGCAATTATGGGCAGTCTGGATACAAACTCAGGAATGAGTCCGTATTCTATAACATCTTTGTGTTCTAAGAATTGCACAAAGTTCTCAGCATCTGATACTATGTTAGCACCAAATCCTATGTTATTCTTGCTTTTAAGTCTCTTCTTAATAACTTTGTCTATGCCTACAAATGCACCGCCTACAATAAACAATACATTAGCAGTATCAAATTCTACATAATCTTCTACCATTGATTTTTTATTGTTTGAAACTTTTATTTTAACTACTGTGCCTTCTATTAGTCTTAGGAGTGCTTGTTGAACACCTTCACCACTAACGTCGCGTGTAGCCGTGTTAGATTCGCTCCTACGGGCCTTTTTGTCTATCTCGTCTATGTATACAATACCTTTCTGTGCTAGTTCTAAATCATAATTAGCAAGGCTCAACAGACGCTCTAAGACGCTCTCTACGTCTTCTCCAACGTATCCTGCTTCAGTTAGTGTAGTTGCATCTGCTATAGCAAAAGGTACACCTAATTTTTTTGCTAGTGTTTTAGCAAATAGTGTTTTACCAGTACCAGTAGAGCCTGTTAACAAAATGTTACTCTTGTCTACTTCTAAATCGCCTGGGTTATTGTAAACTCTTTTGTAGTGGTTGTATGCACTAACACTTAACATTTCTTTGGTTTGTTTATGACCAACGATATGGTCATTTAAGAATTCAAATATTTCGGGTGGGGAGGGTAAATCAACGGGTGCTATTTCTGGGTCTTCAGTTTCATTAGTTACAATGTTGTAACTTAATGTGATACATTCATCACATATAAAAACATTAGGGCCGGCTATAAGTTTTTTAACTAAGTCTCGTTTTTTACCGCAAAAACTGCACTCTAAATTAGTATTGTCTGACATGCTAGTATTTATAGTTAATCAATGTTTGCGGTGTCGTCTTTAGGATAATCTACTGCCCAAAACCCTAATTTTTCTTTTACTTCTTTTTCGGAAGTGTTTAGCAGTATATTGTATATTTCTTTTTCTGACCAATCCTCTTTGTTAAGTTCACTTCCTGCCATTAGTCTAGAGGCTTCACGTAAATCGCCTGATGCAGGAACTTCAACTTGTACTTCTTTGACTTTTTGTTGAGATTCTTGAGATGCAATTAATTGTTTTTTGAGTGTATTATATCTTGCTTCTAGTTTGTTAAATTTATCTTGTTGGCTTTCATCAACAGTCTCAACTGGCACTTCAACTATTTTTTCAACTTCTACAATCTTTTCAACTTCTACAATCTTTTCAACTTCAACAGGTTTCTCAACCTCAACAATTTTTTCAACCTCGATAATTTTTTCTTCTTGCTTACTTTCTTGTACTAATTTTAATTTGCTTTTGAGTTGATTGATCTCTTTTTGTAATTCAAATACATGATCATTATCAACTACTTCTACAATTTTTTCGACTTCGACGATTCGCTCTGGACCTGGGACTTCCTTTTCGACAATTCGTTCAACCTCCTTGACGACCTCAATCTCCTTTGGGACTTCAACTTCAACGACCTTTTCAACTGGCACCTCCTTTTCTACAACTTTAGGATTATCTAATGTGTCAATTAACAATGTCAGCAAACCGCTATACTTTTCATTGACTTCGTTTATATATTTCTGTATGTCTTCAGCTCTCGCCATCCTGTTCTAACCTTTTCTTTAATCTGTTTTCTAATATCTGTATGTGTTCGGGTGTGTCTATGTCAACATCAAATTCTTGATCTCTACTGTATCCGCTCATTATGTCAGCGGCATCATCAACAGCACTTGGTAATTCTTCCTTGTCCTCTGGTATGTCGGGCATGTTGTCTCCATATAGTTCCCTTGATTGCTCCTCAAATGATGAGTCGTAGTATTGCTCCTCAACTTCTTCTGGAGTTGGTTTAGTTGGTAATGGAGGTCCTTTGCTTTCTAAGTTAATGCCATACCTTAATAATGTTTGGTTAGCCGCGATAACCAGCATAACTGCTAATGGATCAAACACAAATACTAGCATAAGAATAAACACTTGTACCGCTTTGTCTAATAAGTCTGCTTCGTCACCGCCAAATAATAATTGTGCTACGTATTTGATTGGACCCACTTCTTTTTCTAAGGCACGAACTTCTTGTTCAGCCTCAAACTTTTCGTCTTTAAGTGTTGCTATCTTACCGTAAATTGTATCAATTTCCGTGTTAAAAGTATCGATCTGGTCTAAAGTATCATCTTGCGATTGTGTACTTTGATTTCTCAACCTGTTTATTTCTGCATTAGCATCTTGTATTGTGTCCTGTGCTTGACCTCTATATCGGTCAATAGCATCTTGGAACACTTTGATGTCTGCTGTTGCCTGTGTTCTTAAGTTCTTTTGTTGTTCTGATATTTGATCACGTTCTGCTTGTTGCGTGGCTCGCAACTCATCTGCTTGTGCAACGTAATCTATTGTTTCTGTTTCAGCACGTCTAAATGTACCACCTTCTTCAGTGGTAATAACTTCTACGCCCTTTTCTCTGAGATCATTTACTGCCTTATCTAATGCTGACAATCTAGTCTCAAGTGATGCCAAATCAGAAGTAAGTTGTGTTCTTACACTTTCTATTTGACCTTGGTTGTAATCTATGTCACCTTGTACTTGTTGCCAAGCAGTATCACGTATTTGGATTTGTGCATCTATGCTGTCTTGTACATCTAGTCCTGTACCAGAAGTGAGACTTTGTATTCTATCTTCTATGATGCCAATACGGTTTTCTTCACGTGCTATTTGTCCGTCAATACGTTCTACAAAAGCAATAGCATCACCACTTACGCCAGCCTGGTCTAAGTGAGCCTTACTGAGATAACCAAAGATTCCCATACTGGTTATAAGCATGAGCACAAGAACTGCGGTACTAAGATATGCTTTTAGTGTAAGACTGGTTTCGTCCCAATAACGGTACAACCAACTTGCTGTGAGTAGTTTACCTACTTCTAATGTACCAGCCATTACCGCAATAGGTAAAGCCGCCGCACTGAATATGGCCATAAGACCTGCGATACTAAACCATGCCGCAACTCCGGCTATGGATAGTGCTGTTATAAGTGTAAGTATACCAAACCACATAGTACTACTATTTAGTCGGTTTGGTTGGGGTAATTCAGTCATTAAGTACCTTGTTTAAGATAGTGGCCCCCACTCGTCAGTGAGGAAAGCCGACTACGTTCTAATCTCATCATATATCATCATATAGCACTGTTATAGACCGTCGTCGAGCAAACAGTGAAGCTCTGTTAGTGTTTAACTAAATTTTACTTTAGTATGGTCGTTAAGTTCAACAGTAGCACTATTATGCTCATGTTCTCTTACTGTGACTTTTTGTACCCAGCATCTTCCATTTGTTAATTCCTTAACAATTTCATCTGCTTTGTCAAAAGCCATTTCAGCAAATCTTTCACAACCTGTGTGCGAAACAATTCTCAAATCAACTAAACTTTTTGCTTCTAGTTCTTTGAATGTTTCTAACTCTGGATCATCTTCTGCTACCAAGTAAGTATGGTCAAACATCTGTTTACACCATTCTTTAAGTGGCTTCAATCCACCAAAGTCTACGATCCAATTACGCTCGTCAAGTTCGTCTCCACCAAAGGTGAATTCAAACTGTAATGCATAACCATGGATCAAGTTGCAATGACTGTCTGCCCGCCATTGCCTAAACGCACAACTGTGGCCAGTTGAATGCGAATATGTTTTGCCTGAATAAAATCTTTTGTTCATCTATGTGCCTCGATAGAAATAATAAAGTTATTATACACTCTATTTAGGCTTTGTCAAGCATTAATTTTGAGAAATGTGGTTAGTATGTCTATTTGGGATTGTTCTGATAGTGTAGGCCACTCTGGCATCAAAGCAGACATTGTTTTGTGATGTTCTGCAACATTGTTATCAAGTGTATTGAGATTGTGCTGTATAGTTTCTTGTATTGTGTCAACATCTGGTGAAATTAAAAATTTTTCAAGCCATTTGTTCATATGCACATAATCTCTATCTTGTTGATTGTAGAATAACTTGTAACCTAATTTTTCAAGGTAGTCAGTGCCGTGTTCTTCAGAGTAGTGTATAAAGGGTCTGCCGGCTACAATACAAGCATAAGTTTTTTCAGTAAAAAAATTACTACCTGGGCAAGTTTCTACCAATGCTGATATTGATGTGGTTTCTGCTAGTCTATAACCAATTAATTGTGTGTAGTTGTTTATGTTCAATTGAACAGAGTCTACTAAATCACTTTCGTATTTTAGCATGAACGGGTAAACTTCATTTTCAAAATTAATAGTTCTTGGACCATATTCATTTATCATGGTCCTTGTACTTTCTATCCAATCATTCAACTGCTGTTTTTGATTTGGATCGACAGGCATACCCTCACCTGCTAAATTTCTATTCATTACATAGGTTACATTGTCTGGAAAATAATGTAATAAATTTTTTATAGCAAGATAACGAAAAGGTCTCAACTTACCTGGTGTGTACAGAATCTGTTTTGTAAATGGTTGCCAAGGTACATTATGGTGCCAACTTGGCCACAAGTCATATATTAGTTTAGTTGATATCTCAAACGTCTCTATGTAATGCAAGGTATCAGGAAGTTCAACTTCTGAATAATTTGTAATATCCGTGCCTTTGTTCAACACATAGTTACATGGTATATCTACAAGTGATGGAAACTGCCTGTAAAGTTCTTCTTGGAACCATATAAATGATCCGGCTTCACTTACGCAGGCTTCAAATACATTCCACATCACAACAATGTTATGAACATCTACTCGTTCATAATTTTCCTGCTTGTTGATGCCAGGCATGCAATTCCAGTGGTCACGCTCATCAATTGCGGACCACACGTTGCTGATTCTGATTAGTAAGGTTTTGCCAACTAGGTCAAACCTAGGACCCATTTCCTTTTTTCGTGTTCTATTGTGATTTGCCACTATCGCTAATTCCTGCTTGTTCTGCAGTCATATTTACGATACCTTCTCTGATCAACTTGCTTCTATTGGCCAAATGCTTTTGATCAATCTCATCTTTGTCGCCACCAAAGTATGCTACAGCATGTCCTTCTTCAACTAATAATTCAGTGAGTGGACGCCATGCATCTTTGTTGCCATCATAAACAGAAAAGTCGCCAAGAATACGACCAAACTTACCTTTCATATCTTCGCCTTTTTTGTTTATTTGCGTTTTGAGAATTGGACCTGATTTGCCACCGAGTAATTGCTTTACTCGTTTTTTAGCCGCTAATCCAAATTGCTTTTCTACCTTGTCGCGTGTCCTGCTTTCTGGTGTATCTATACCCATTAACCTAACACGTTCATCTTTTAATACGATACCGAAACCTAAATCAATATCAACGTCTACGGTGTCCCCATCTACGATTTTAAGAACTTTTACCCTATACTCATACATACTACTCTCCTGTGTGTATTTTATAGTAGTATTTATCTAGTGTACGAAGAATGCGTGGTTGTCTATAATTGCTACTTGGGTAAAGACGTATTGCCATTTTGGATTGGCAAGTCTAGGGTTGAAATAGTGTGTTGCACCTTGTGTTAAATCTGGTAGTTTTCCTTCGAGTGCCATTCTTGCTATTGCTATACTTTCTATCCAGGCATCCATATTTGCTTTTATAGTTCTACCTTGATGATCTGTGAGCATTATAGCATCGCTTTTGCCATCACAGTACCAAGTGAATTGACACATGTTTTTAACAGGAACTAATCTGTTGTGATTTTCTTTCCACCATGTAGAATGGACCGCTTGGTATACAACATCACAAACTGTGTTTGGATATCTGGTACTATTGACTCTGTTGATGGTCACATTAGCAACTGCTGTTTTACCACGTGAACTTTCACCTCTTGCTTCAAAATAAATATTTTTTGCAAGGCAATGCATTTGATCTAAATCTACGTCTGGAATAGTAGGCTTTATTTCTACAGTTTCTTGCACCACTTCTGGCTCAGGTTCAACAGTTTCTTGCACTTCAGCAGGTGTAAACAACCATGCCGCTACAACTGTAGAAATCACTCCTATAGGAAAGAAAGCGAATATCAAAATTGCAAACTTTTTCATAAGTCCTCCTTACATAAACTATTTTGCTAGTGTAATGTTTGTAGTACTCTGTAAGTATCCTTTGCTAATTTCTTCTTCAGTTGCAACATAAGCAACAACCGTAGTTCTATTTATTAAAAACTTTTCGGCTCTGCTAGTCATCATCCACGGAATAATACCCATTTTGCCATCTGGCGTAGCACTAATTGTTGCGGGTTTGGTAACAACTAGATTGGCATCTGTATCATCTTCATAACATGCAATGACTTCTTCACCGCTTGTAAGTTTGATTGATATGGTAGTACCTTGCTTGATTGGTTTTTCTAATAACATAATATTTTTACCTGTTTAATACATTATATACGTACTTTATAGATAAGTCAAGCAATTTTTAGGCTATTTTTGCCGTGAATAGAGTGGATTTTTATTGTTTTGAGTAAATATTATTGTGACAGACATGTTTAATGTCTAACAAGTAATAGTAAAAGTGTCCCTCTTAGAATACACTATATAGTAGAAGAGCACTACAAACCATCTGTCACAGCTCATTAAGTTGTCCGGACAACGACTTATAAGTAAAGTACTTCGTCTTGTTGATAGACAAATTCACCTTTGCTTAACATTTCCATCAACCTTAATCTGGAATCAGATTCTCTACTTCCATGGACATGAACTGCACCTGCATAAGATAAATCTATTTGATTAAACTGCTTGTTCATTGACATACAATCACTTAACCTCACATGATCAGATTCATCAAAGAATAAAAACTGATAGGCTAATCGAGGATCATAGTGATCTTCAAACTTGATGTCTTGACTCCACAACATTGCATTGTATATGATTTGCTCACTGTCCCATCTATCAGGATTCCAATTCTCAACCATGCTGATACCTAAATCCCAAACATCTTGGCTCATGTCTTTTGGGTAATAACGTAATCCACAGTTGAAATACTTTTCAAATTTGATATCATAGTGTTCGTCAGTTGTACTCACTGGCTGTGTAAAATTAAACATTTTGAAATACTTGGTATCCCAAAAATAATCTACACCCTTGATAAAAAGTACATCAAGGTCAGCATATAAAATATTATGTCCTTGTTTCCACAAGTCATATATTTCATAAAAATTTGTTTTGAATACATCTCTGATGTTGTCTGCTTCGCCACGGAATACTTTTACTTCATCTAAATCTTTGATGTGTTTCCTTGCAGACTCTGTGAGTATCTCTTCCATACGAGCATAGTCGTTTTCAAGTTGATCTACTTTATCAGATTTGTCGTCCCACCATTTAGAATGATCAGATATTTTGTAATTCTTTGCAACTAGAATGTTACTCATTTAACCACCCACCAAGTTGCAAATTGTTCATCTGTTTTATTAAGTGGTAGATTGTTTGCTTCTCTGAATTCATCAACTGCTTTAATTACACCAAACTCTTCGATATGACTTTTTGAAATATAATCATGTCCTGCTAATATTCCGCCTGGTTTAATTTTAGGCCACCATGCATCTATGTCTGCTTTAACAGGTTCATATTTGTGATCAGCATCTAGGTATACAAAGTCTAAACTTTGATTTTCAAAATGCTTAGAAGCACTCACACTGTGGGCTCTCCAAATTTCTGCACAATCAAATTCTTTTTCAAACGAATCTTTAACGTTCAAATAAAGATGATCTAAACTTTCTTGGCTTTTGAATTCATTACCAGGCTTATCAGTGTAGCCTTCGTATAACTCCCAAGGGTCGATACCTATAAATCTTTTAGGCTTAAGAGTTCTAATAATAGTCCTACTGTAGTCGCCTCGCCACACACCAACTTCAATTGCTGTGTCTATGTTTTTTAATTCTTTGCTAACAACTGAAGTTAGCCAACCTGTTCTTTCCATATTTAATCCATTAAGCCATTAAGAAACCAAAGTTATCATTCTCACCTAAATCTGCTCTAGGACCTATGTCTCTCATAATACTTCTATTATGTAGCAGAATATTGAGATCTTCTTTCTTTTTTTGATATAGTTTTTCAGCACCCATGCCAAGTATTCTTTTTACTTCTTCCTTGTATAAATCCCATCTAACTTGTTCTGTAAATGGTTGCATTCTTTCTTGCCAAGGATCTGGATGTTCTGGTGTGCTGGTGTCGTATGTGTAGTCAATCCATGAAGGAAATTTGAATCCATAATCTTTTGATAAGTGATATATAAATTTAGGTCTACCAAAAGGCATAATAAAATGTCCTTTGACCATTGGTGTAAAAGTTTTTTCTGTGGCACACATTGTATCAAACCACCCTTTATATATCAAAGTTTCTACATAGATACTTAATGTAGAAGAATCGTAATATACATTACTTGGAGGTGAAAATCCCCAACCATTTAATCCTAACAAATCCCAAGTGTCATGTCTATATTCATCCATATCAGGTAACATTGCTAGTCCTTGTGATATGTCTCCTATGTAACCTTCGTACTCAAACAACAATCTATTAAGTTCTTTTCTCAACACACTTCGCTGTGCCAGACGAGGCCTAACTCTAGATGTGCTAGGAGCCACAAACATCTTTGGCGTTATTTCGTGGTTGTTAATCCTCATCCTGAATTCTTTTAACCGGTATAATATATCATGATCTGGCGTTATGTCAAAAGTCTTATCAGGAAATGGTTCTTGCTCAGTTTGTAAATGAGGTGGTGCAATTTGATACCAATGGTTTCTGGTACTAGTAGCATACTTGTCCCTGAGCACTTCTCTTTTGAAATGCATCACATGTGATCTATTAAATAGAAAGTCTGTGTACAGAAATGTGTTTGAGTTATATAAGATCTTTGACCAATCGCTGTGTAAATCAATAATCTTCTTAAAAGGATGATTGCTACCGATCATATTCTCTGTGAGATTTTCAGGATTCATAACAGTTTCGTCGATGTGACAAAGCCATCGAATATTAACTGCTATTTGATTATTGTTAAATTTATCACTGAAAAAATCCATTGTTGCTTGAGGAATTTCCGGATTGTGTATCAACAATGGAATAATATCTGCTTCTGCAAAATCTCTAGTGTACTCAAAAAGATCACTATTTTGGAATAGTATATAAACTTCAGGTGTAGGACCGTGATGCCTCCAAAACGTTTCATCGTCAACAGGCTCCGGTACTCCGTTTGCCTGTATCATACATTCTAATACTTTAACTTTTCTTTGCATTTATTGCCTGCTCATATAGTTGTTGGCTTGCCAAATTCTTAGCCTTAGCCTCGCATTGAATGTCGAACTGTGACCAAAAGCTCAATGCCCATGCATTGGCATCATAGTTAGGATAGTAATCAGAGTGAGCTCTTAGTTTTTGCTTCTTGTGACCCGCTTCAAGTAGTCCCACGATATCATGCATATTAGAGTGGGTATCGTCACCAGCAGGTAAATGCTCGTCACGACTGTAACTATAATGCATAGCAGGGCGAACTCCACGCCAACTGTCGATAACTGCTTTAACGCGGTCGTCCTCTGGTTGTATGTACTCTTCATCTCGTATCCAGTGATGGTGTATGTCTAGCACTAGTGCAAGATGATCTTTAAGTTTAAGACTCTCATCTAAACCCCAACACATTTCGTCATTCTCAATAGTTATAGTATTTAGTGCTTCGGGTGATAATCGCGGTAAAACTTTGATGATACCTTCGGCACCTTGTCTACCTGAGATGTGTACGTTAATCTTAAAGTCCTGGAACTGTTTGCCGTAGCCCATCCAACGTGCCATACTAGCATGATATTCAAATTCATCTATGCTACGTTCAACAACGTCAGGCTTGTCACTGGCAAGTACACAAAACTGCCCAGGATGGAAACTGAGGCGTACATCTTTAGCACGAGCAAGTTCGCCAATACGTGCAAAGCCTTTGCGTAATTCTGCACGATTGTTGCTGTCCTCCCACAAGTATCGCCATGTGGGTTCAGTTGCCATGGGTATTTGATTGCTACCTAGACGTACCATTTTGCGATTGTCTGGCAGTGTACTAACATACTCTACAAGATTGTAGGCACTTTGCATGTTGTGTGTAACAACTTCAAGCAGTTTGCTTTCTGCAACTACTTTATCTTGTCTATTACACCAAGCAACAGTTGTACCTTTCTCAGTAAAGTTTTGTTGTATTTCTTTTAGTATTTTTGGCTTCTGTGTTTGATCTGAATCAAGATACTTACAGCAAAAACCTATTCTTTGGATGTCTTGTTTGAACATTGTTTTAGTATATCTATGGCTGTGTTAGTTACGTATTTGTCTGCATCACTGCTTGACACTTTCTCATCAAACATTGTAGCATCTAATACAGGCTTTGTCAAGGCACTCATTTGATTAATCATATCATGCATTAGTTCTTCGTGTGTTTCACCAAATGCAGGAACAGCCTTTTCTGTAAAAGCAACAGGCTGATCGTCTTCGTAATACACTTCGTGGACGGAGTAAAATACTTGGCCATCTTTGTCGTGCTTGACTATTCTATGATTCCATGACATACTGCTATTATATATGAATTATCTTATATGTCAAGTAGCATTTTTGATAAATACAACTGTAACTTTTACAAATGGACAAAATGGGAGACATAAATGGCCACTGTTAAGAAATATAATTTAGCAGGTTTGAATGCAAACGTCGAACTTGGTAAGCAAGGTTCATATATCACGGGCGGAGCAAGTGAGATTGGATTCTATGCAAATGGAGGTGCTTTACAAAAACTTAAGATCGCAAACGCGACAGTAGCAAGTGAAGCAATTACAAAAGCTCAGTTGGATGATGTTGCGGCAGACTTATTACAACACGTCACAGTTGATGTTGATTATGATAGCGGTTCTGCTAATATTGCAACAGTTGGTGCCGGCACTAGAGTAATCAGTGTTACAGTAGATGTACCAAGTGCATGGTCAGCAACAAACAACACTGGAACGTATGTTGAAGTAGGTGACAGTGATAACCAAGCAAGATATATCAGAGCACAAGATATAGATGTTTTGAAAGCGGCACAATATCACAGCCAATACCAATATGAATATTCAGCAGAGGGAACTCTCACATATGATATTACTCAAGGTAGTGCATCGGCTGGACAAGCAACAGTTAGTATTGTGTTAGCAAGTGATAGTGTAAGTGTAACAGACTATGGTACAATTACTCAAGCACAAAATAGTAATAGCGACCTCGGTAACATTAGTTAATATAGGAGTTTAGCATGGTTGATTCTGTAAAGAATTACGGCATTGCAGGTGTAAGTGCAAATGTAGAATTAGGCAAAGGCGGACCAAGAGTAATAAGCAGTAGTGATGATATCTCCCTATTTGCAAATGCTGATACTCTTGCCACAGCAAATATTGCGGCAGGCACCGATGATGCTCATGCTGTAACCAAAGCACAAATGGAAGAAGCAACAGGATCACGTGTACAGAATATTACTGAAACTGTTACATATGATGGTGGTAATCAATTTTTGTTTACTGTACCAGCAAACTCGACTATTCTTAGTACCATGATTGAAAAAACAACAGGTAACTGGACTAATTATAACACCACCACTGATATAACTGTTGGTGATGCTGGAAATAATAGCAGACTGTATGGTGTAGGTTTTGAACCAGATGGCTCTCAGCAAATTGATGAGACTAATCACAAATACACTGCTGAAACTGATTTGTATGCGTATGTAACACAAGGTGGTGCATCAAGTGGTAGTGCCACAATTAGAATTATGTTTAGGGGATCGGAAGTAGATCAAACTGCTCCATAATATTGTATGATTTTGTCTGAGATTAGTGATTTCAAAAAACGTGAATTAGAATACGAACTAAGACACGAAAAAAATAACTATGCTGTTACCATTAATGGTAGACCATGGAAAGTTGTTGCTGATCGTAAACGTGCAGAAAAGATGGCACGTACTCTAGTTTCCAAAGGTAAAGATGCTAAAGTGGTAGTTACTGGTGCCCCTATTAGTGAAGGACCAGTTATTCCTGGTAATTTTCCTAATGCTAGAAATGACAAAATTGCTAAAGCAATGAGCAATGATCATCTTGAACTTGTTGGTGAAAAATTAAATGGTGCATTAGTTGCTGTGAAACAAGCAGTTGAAAGAGGCATGGGACCAATTGATCTTCTTGACTTACAAGATGCACTAGTCAAAGGTATCAGAGACATTAGACAATTTACTCTACCCGAAGGCAGTAAACCTCAAAAGCCAAAGCCATACGATAAAAGAAATCCAGTTGCAAAAAATATTGAAAAGTTTAATAGACCAGCAACGCACATGGACAAGAAAAAAGAATTAAAGAAAGGCACAATTAAACACAAAGGTAAGGAATTCGAAGAAGCAGTTGATGATGGTCAGTATGTTATAAAAGTAAACATCAATGGCAGAGCAGTAGAATTTACAGGCTCACAGGGCTTATCAAAAGTACAAGCAAACGATGCTGTAGACATGCTGATATCAGGTAAGAGACCTGGTAACACACCAGATGCCGCACGATACCTACCAAAAGATGTAATGTTGTTTAGAAATGGACAACAGATTCCTCACAATCATCAAGATCGTATAAATGAAAAAGAAAATAATTTATACAGCGACTTGATGGCATTAGAAGCAAAGTCTAAAAAGAAGAAAACTAAAAAAGACGCCTGCTATCACAAAGTTAAATCCAGATACAAAGTTTGGCCCAGTGCTTACGCCTCAGGTGCATTAGTACAATGCAGAAAGAAAGGTGCGAAGAATTGGGGCAATAGTTCTAAAAAGTAATAAATACCTATATGAAGGTAAACGATGCTTTTGCCAGAGGGCAAACTAAATTTTTCAGATTCTTTGCAGACACGTTCTTTGCAAAACGTTACGGCCATAGAGCAGTAGTTTTAGAAACTATTGCAGGTGTGCCAGGTATGGTTGCAGGCATGTGGATACACTTAAAAAGTCTACGCCAAATGAAAACTGGCTACGGTCCTACTATTAGAGAACTTCTTGCAGAAGCAGAAAACGAACGTATGCATCTCATGTTCTTTATTGAAATAGCAAAACCTAATTGGTTTGAAAGACTACTTATACTTTTAGCTCAACTTATTTTTTGGAACTATTACTTCATCATGTATGTGTTCTTTCCTAAAACAGCACACCGCATGGTACATTATTTTGAAGAAGAAGCAGTAAAAAGTTATCAAAGTTACCTAGACATGATAGCACATGGTGAAATTGAAAATGTGCCAGCACCTCAATTAGCAATTGATTATTATGGTTTGAAACCTGATGCCAAACTGTTCGATATGGTCTACAGGGTACAACAAGACGAAAAGAAACACAGTGAGGTTAATTTACGTCTGTCAAACCGATAAATAATTGTATGAAGATAACACAAATACTTTCAGAGACTATTGAAGCATCGCAAGATCTCAATGCGTTAATGCAGGGTATCGAACACGACCTAGCAAACAGAGACAGAGAGATAGACGAAAACTTACGCAAGTGGTTCAAGGACAAATGGGTACGTTTTGGTCCTGATGGTAAAATCAGGGGTGATTGTGCCAGAGGATCAAGTTCAGAAGGCAAACCCAAATGTTTACCACAAAGCAAAGCTCACGCTCTTGGCAAAAAAGGTCGCAAGACTGCGGCAGGCAGAAAACGTCGAAAAGATCCTAACAAGAATCGCAAAGGCAAAGCCAAGAACGTTAAAACCAAATAGGAGTAATTTATGGATAAGTTAAAATTAATGTATTCAATGGGCAAAGGTTGGCTAATGGCTCGCCTAGGAGAAAGAACATCTTGGGACGGTGGCATACTTGTAGCAGTATGCGGTGGCTACCTTGTGCTTGGCGGACTTATTGATTTAGTAGCATGGGCAGGTTTACTGTACGGTGCATGGACAATATGGAAAGCAGAATCAAGCAAATAATTTGTTCGGTAATTTTCACTACACTCTTAATAGCAGGGTGTAGTGATTCTTCACAAGTCGGCAAAGACGGCTATAAATTTGAAAACAAAGAGTACGAAAAATTAGACTTAGAAATAAGTTTTGTACTTTTACAAGATCAAACAGAATTCAACGAGCAAGCCAAAATTTGGGCACCTGGTGTAGAAGGCTTACAAGCATTTAGTAGACTACAACCAAAAGTTAATCGTTGCATCATATACATCAAAGATCCAGATTGGAAGTATGAGCCAGAATGGATTGGTCACGAAGTGTCACACTGCGTATGGGGTCGTTGGCACGAAAAAATAAATGCAAAGCAGGCCTCTGAAGGCCATAGACCTGAAAACTTACCTTTACCTGATTCGTCATTATAAATATCCTGTATAAAGGAGAATCATGGCTACTAGAAGTAACAGTTATAAAAGCACTCATGTCGGTATCAAAAAAGGTACCTCTATTGGTAATAGTCCAAAACGTATGAAGACTATGAACAAAAGCAAAAAGAGATCTTTTAAGAAATATCGCGGACAAGGTAAGTAATGTGTCAGATCAAATTGAGTTCTATTCAGATTCAGTACACGTAAATGGTATTGATCCAAAATTTGGAGATGCTGGTAAAGATTTCCCAATTGACTACCCAGTAGATGCTCTCAATTTTTTTGCCATAGAGCAAAAGTACACTGACGATTGTTGTGTACTAACATCGAGTCCTAAAAGAAATTACCTATACAGTATAAAATGGTTTGCATTTAGAACTGGCGCTCAGATGCCTTCTAAGTTTTTCCATATACCCACTAATATTTTATCCGATGTCAAAGCCGGCAGATGTAAGATTGCAATCAACAATGCAACTGAAGGTGTTGATTATGACTTCACGGATACCAACTTACAACTTAAAAAGGTCAACATTAACGGCACTGACTTTTACACATTGTCAGAAGTGTTAGCAAACACATGTAAAGTATATGATTTACAAATGGAACACTTTATATATGTAACATCAAACCTGAGACTAAAGCCAAAGATGCCTATTACAGTTGTTAAGTATGATTATCTTTTTTATAACCTGATTGATAAAAGTTATGACTATCCTATTCTACATGATCGAGAGCACAAAATTCTCTCATTGAATAAAAAGCAAAGACCACACAGAACAAAATTTATAAATTACTTAATACAAAGTGACCAACTAGACGGGAATTGTGTTTCGGCCCATTGGTTAGATATGAGAATAAACCCTACACACGAACTTGATCCTAGGTTTCATACTCGTGAACATCACAACGATGTAGGCAATCCAGAATTGTATTTAGACAGTTATGTAAACTTTGTTAGTGAAACGTGGTTTGAAACTAGCGACCAATATGTTCATCCTGAAGAAGAGTTGGTGTTAACAGAGAAGTTAGCCAAGCCACTGATGATGAAACTGCCGTTTGTGCTGATTGGAAGAAGTGGCATGTTAGAAGAATTACGTAACAGAGGTTTCAAAACATTCATGGAATGGTGGGACGAGAGTTATGATTTAGAAACTGACAGTGACATACGTGCTGATATAATCATAGACTTATTTGATGAGCTCAATAGTTTTTCAAAATCCGAATGGATAGAGCTCATAAAAGAAATGGAAGATATACTGAACTTTAATTATAACCATTTTATCTATCTTGCAAAAAAAGAGAACAACAATTTTGTAAAGCAGATTCTAACTATTTTTGATAAATAGTTTATATGAAACTATTAGATATCGGCGAAAGTATTACAACTGAATCAGTAGACTTAGATGCATTGCAATCTAGGTTATATGATCTTGAAGCGGCACAAAAACGTGCCAGAGAAATCACAAAAAATATAAAGTATGTTGATCAGCATATGAATATTATCAGCGAACTTGAAACTCTTGCTGACGAAGTTGGCTTACAATTAGATGACTATAATGTACGTCAAGTCTACAAAGCCCAAAATAATGTAGAAAGTGCAATATACGAACTCGAAGAAGCATTTGAAGATGCAATCAGAGATGCACAAAATGCTGTTGACGATGCTGAATATGATATGGAAGAAGGCCGTATAGAAGATACATTTGGTACTAAAACCATAGACAAACATGATAAGCCTCAAAAGAAAAAGAAAAAAGAAGTTGACGAATCACTTAAAGCATTAGCAAGACATGTCAAAGAGGGTGTACCTCTAGTAGACAGTCTTTTTAGATATCAAAGCGAATCCTACTTTGATACATTTATAAAAGCCAAACAATTACGTGAAGCAGGTTCACTTCCTGAACTAGATTGGGAAAGTGAAGAAATGCTCGGTACCGACATAGGTGAAAGTGTTGCGTTGAAAGGTATTGGTAGAGTTTGGTTGGATGTTCCGTATCTAAATGAAAGTGATGACGAATATGATGATTGCGAAGAATGCGGTGGTGATGGTATTGACCTAGACACACTTTATTATGGTTCGGACTATGACAAGGCAGGCACTGAAACTGATTGTAGTGCATGTGGTGGAACTGGGCAACAACCTAAAGAAGAAAGTGTCAATGAAGGTCCAGAGGTATTTGGAGAGAAGAAAGAAGAAGCAATGAAAATGCTGAAAATTCTTCACAAGCAATATGTACGCACAGGTCAAATAAATGCATTTGAGTTACCAGTGTTACTTAGACAGCACATGCCAGAACTTAGTAAGCAAGAGGTTAGACAAATTACTGGTGAGTTCTTTGACAACTTCAAAGCATATGAAGAAAGCCAACAGTTTAATGAAATGTATGATAAAGATCTTATCAGCATGTTAGCAAGGTTTGAAGACGATTGTAACGAGTTTGGATATTATGGTGATACTGATGTTGTTACAATTAATAACCTAATACAACAAGATAAATTAGAGGATGCCGCAGAAGAAATGGCTGGCGCAATGTCAGACCAAGATGGTGGCAGTGATAGATTTGATTATGTATACGACTTAGCAAAAGACACACTAGAAGATTATATGTATGAAATGTCTGAAGCAAAAGGCGATATCAGAAAAGCGGCAATGGGTGTAGGCCTAGCAGGAATGTTAGGACTAGGCATAGGTGCAGTAGACAAGAAACTTGATCAACAAGCATACAGTGCCAGTGAACAATTACCAAAACTAGAACTATACTTAGACCATGCTAAACAGCAAGGTGATCAACGTATGGTAAAACAACTGCAAGATAGATTACGCAATCATAAATTTAGATTGGAGATGGGCAAAGGTGATGTTGTTGGTTCAAATGGTCAACCTATTGAAGTTGTTTATGATAAAGAAGGCAAAGCACAAGCACCTGTCAAAGAAGCAGAATATCAAGGTAAAAAAGTACAACTTAACAAACCAAAACGTGGTGGCAGTAAAAAATATTATGTTTACGTTAAAACACCTAAGGGCAATGTTAAGAAAATATCATTCGGTGACGTCACAGGACTTAAAACTAAAGCGAATAACAAGAAAGCCGCTAAGAGTTTTGCCGCAAGACACAACTGTGAAAAGAAAAATGATAAACAGAAAGCCGGTTACTGGGCATGTCGTTTACCGCGATATGGTTTAGTAAAAGGTGGTACGTGGTGGTAAAACCTTACACCCAATCTCAAATATCTAAAAATAAATTTGAACGTATATTTCGTGAGCATACAAAAGATGATGAACTTGTATGGCATAGAGATCGCAAAGACAGAACAGTTAAAATTATAGAAAGCACAGGCTGGAAGTTCCAAGAAGATAATAAATTACCTGTAGAGATTAAACCAGGTGATGTAATTAACATCAAAGCAAAAGAATATCATAGAGTAATCAAGGGAACAGGAAGCCTTGTTGTAGAGATTACTGAACATGAAACTAGTTAAAACAAATAGCAAATTAAATCCTAGACGTACTTGGGGTACAGCCATAGACATTGGCTTTATACCTCATGCCAAGCACTTAGCAAACTTTGATCAAAACGGTTACGACTTAACTCCATTAGAAAAAATGTATGCTGAAGTAAACAGTGGATACATTGGCAATACACGTTGGAGAGAAAGTATCAAACAACCTTGGTTTATAGATGAGGAACAAAGTGTAAAAGGTGTGCATCTCAATCATGCAGACTTATATGAACGTAAAGGTTATCACGGATATGCACTAGAACAATTAATGGCTCATGCTGAAGGCTTACCACTCATACACAAAATTACACAAATGCGTCCTAAGTGGGGTATAGACATCAGCATAGACTATGTAAAATATCCTGATGTGTTTGAAGTATTTCATTTTGAGTGGGATGATTTTGATCACGACATAGTTGCAGAAAAACAACAACACATAGAACAAATTGTGCTGAACACTGATTGGGAAGATGCCGCACAACAACTTATCAAACGCAAAGATGAATGGCATCACTTAGACTTCTTTGCACAAAGCAAATGGAAGTCAGACTTCTTTGGTGTTGAACCAGAGCAATTCAAAATGGTTGCTTGGTATTAACACTACCTTATAAATAGTTGCATGTTTGTAGAACTAATTAACAGCGACATAGATGCTGTCGCTCTGCATAATGATCTATCTAAATTACTTGCAGATCACGATTTGTATTATCAAAATCAAATATCTATAACTAGTGTTATGGGCGATGATGACTGGACTTGCAGTATTGGTCGTAATAACTTAAAGTTCAAAGAAAGATACTACAGCACTATAAACAAATCATTAGAAAATACCTATATGCATAGCATCATAGAAAGATATCCACAGTATTATAGATGGAGAGTACTTAAACTTTTACCTAAGACCACATACAGTGTGCATGATGATTTTAATGGTGTTGATGATAACTTAAGATTACATGTTCCTATAACTACAAACCAAGATAGTTTTTTATGTTTCTTTGCAGGTATGCCAAGTAGTGGTAGCGAAGTAAAAGTTGCATATGAACATTTAGAATTAGGTAAAAGTTATGAAGTAAACACAACAGGATTACACACCGCTGTAAACTACGGCACAACAGATAGATATCACTTAGTAGGAATACGTTATGAAAATAGGGATCACAGGACACACTAAAGGCATTGGTAAAGCATTACATGACACACTGATCTATAAAGGTCACACTGTTTATGGCTTTAGTAGACAAAACAGTTACGATATCAGTGACCAAGAAGACCGTAATGCAATTATACATAAAGTTAAAGAATGTGATGTTTTTATAAACAATGCCTGGTTAGATTTTTACCAAGTAGATTTATTCAATGACATATTCGAACAGTGGAAAACTGATAAGACAAAAACAATCATAAACATAAACAGCAGAAGCAAATACGGCATTAGCGGTAATCCAAGTTATTCTGCTACTAAAAAAGAACTTGCAAAAGTTGCATACAAAGGAATGTTTGACATGGATAAAAAATGTCGAATCATAAATGTAAATCCTGGGTATGTTAAAACTGAAATGACCAAAAACAAACACGACACTATACCTATGTTATCTGCTACAGAAGTAACAGACATGATATTATGGACTCTTAATCAACCTCAGCATATAGAGATTGGAGAAATAAGCATGTGGCTAACTTCTTTAGATCATGATAAATAGTGTATATGAAACAAGTAGTTGTATATCCAGGCAGATTCCAACCTATGTTACCGCACCATGCGGCAGTATTCACTGGGTTACAAAGCTCATTTCCTAACGCAGAAATCTATATAGCAACATCAGACAAAGTAGACTATCCCAAATCACCATTTAATTTTGCTGAAAAGAAAGCAATCATGTCTGAAATTCACAGCATACCAGCAGACAAAATACTAAATGTAAAACGTCCTTACAATGGTGACGACTACGCACAATATTTTGATGCTGATTCAACACAACTTATACTGATAGTTGGCGAAAAAGACATGCAAGCCGATGCTCGTTTTAATTTTAATAACGTAGATCCTGAATCAGGCCTCGATATGAAACTTAATGGAAGTGGGCCAAAATGGATGCAAATGATAAATAGTATTAAGGACGGTGAGCCACTACCACTTAGTCGTAGAGGTTACTTAGCAACTGCTCCTACAGTAGAGCGTGATGGTGAAGTTGCTAGTGCAAGTGCATTCAGAAATGCATTTACAAATGCAGTAGATGGGGATCACCGTAAGGAAGTTATGAGAAATTACCTTGGCAATTTTGATCAAGGAATATTTAACTTACTACAAGATAAAATATTGGATAATAAAATGAGTGAAGACATTAATCGAATTAAACATTTAGCAGGATTAGACGAAGCACCAGTAAATTTTGATGACTATCAAACTGTTAGTCCTAAAGATGCTAAGGCGGCGGCTGAACGCCCTGATAAGGCAAAAGCAAGTGATCCTACTAAAGCAGAATTTTTTCCAGCAGATCCACAAATGTTTCACAGTACAATTAAGAAGAGTATTGCTAACAGAGTAGGACCTGAAGAAGATCCAAATGATCCTCAAGTAAAGAAAGATCATTTTATGATGGAACTACTTAAATCACCTGCATTATTGCTAGGTGAAATCAATGCACGTCTTAAAAATGACGATAACGGTTTAGCAGTTAGTGACAGACTAAGTGCAATTATTTCAAGTTTAGACGAAGTAGGTTCTGTTATGAATCTACCAGAAGACGACAAAAAGTTTATTATTCAACTAGTTTCAAATGCTCTTAAAAACATGGATTTGGTAAAAGATCCTAAAGCAGATCAAGAAAGAGCTGATTACGAAAAAGAATATGAGAGTGTTGACTTATCAGATGTACGCGAAGACTATGGTATAGAAGAAGCAGAAATCAGTGAAAGAGCTTGGGACTGGAAAAATTATGACAAAGAAGCAGGATACGATGCTAACTTTAGTTTATGGTCACAAGAAGCACAATCCGAAAGAAGTGCATATGGTGATAAGCCATTTAGTAATGCAGAAGAAATGCATACAATATTTGCAGACATGATGAAACGTAATGGTATTAATGTCATGCAACAAAAACAGATAAGTCAAAAATTAAAGGCTCAACAACGTCAAGCAGAAATAGACAAGTATAGAGACATGAAGTTAAAAGATTTTGATGGAAAAAGATCTGCAATGAGTGAGTTGAAAAAACTTGCTGGTATTGGAATTAACGAGTTAGCAAACGAAGAACCAGACATGAGTGAAATCAAATGTCCTAACTGCGATAAAGATCACCCAGTAAGTGCAGATGCATGTCCACATTGTGGTACACCAAATCATGTTGCAGAAGGTGCAATTAAAGATCAAGCACAAGAAGACTTTGATATACTAGCAGGCATGAAAGGGGATGGTGCTAGTGGGGAAGAAATAGAATCAAGAGCATCAGAATTAATGTTTGGTATGGACGTTTTACATGCTGTATTAAATGACTGGGAAAGTCCTTTTGCAGATCCAGATGCAGAAGAAGAACCAGACATGGAAGAAGCGGCAAAGCCAGACTACATTGACATTGACGGCGATGGCGACAAAGAAGAGCCAATGAAAAAAGCCGTAAAAGATAAGAAAAAGAAAGAAGAAAGTTTTGATGTTGATGCAGAACAAAGCCGAGAAGAAGAAGCATACAACGAGTTAATGGATGCTTATGCACAAGGTGGCGAAGAAGCATACGCAAAAGCATGTGGTTTATCCATGGAAGAACTAGATCAGGAAATGAGTGAGATTGGCAGAGACTTAAACTTACACATGGATGACGACAGAGATGAAATACTTCAAAGACATGCTGAAGATACTGTAGACAATGCAGATTGGAAAGACCATGGTGAACATGATCATGACATGGGCGAAGCCATTGATGGTACAGTAGACAAAGCCATTGAAGAAGCAATGTATGAACTTAGAAAATTAGCAGGTATTTAATATGAATGAGATAGATAGACTACAACATTTAGCAGGTATTGTAACAGAAAAAGATGCCGGTGACAGTAACAATGTCAAGATGGCAGTTGGTCATGTTGATAACGAAAGAGACATGATTCGTAGAGAACTATTTCAAATGGGTAGTTACTGTGTTGAACTATTCAAAATGCTAGATGAATTACCTGATGCAGATTTCCCACATTGGTGGCAAGCAAAAATTGTCAAAGCAGGCACGTATTTAAGTGGTGCAAAACACTATTTAGAAAATTCATTATCAGTACCGCCCGGTGATGATATGACACAAGATGGTACTGGTCCTGGTGATATTGAAGTATCAGATCCAGACTATAATGACGACCCTAGTGGCGTCAGTTAAATTTATACTCAACTGCTGACAGTATCAAATCTAAAATACAATATTGACCTAGTAAACTAGGGTGTCCACCGTCAGGAAACAGATAAGGTTTTATATACGGATCATCTATTGAATCTTTGTAAAACTTTTGTTGTTCATTCATTTCATCTAATACTTTGTAATCCCAATCAGTGTTTACTTTAATATCAGTAGACAACTTCCAATACCCAAAATCTAGAAGATCATGTTGAGAAAAATATCCATGATTTACATGTTGCTTTATCAATGTGGCAATAACATCATCTGCGCCTAATACAACTGGTGCACTTTTATTTAATCGTTTCCACTTGTTAAATGTGCTTTTATCAAACTTACTGTGTCCACCTAACAAAATTACTTGTTGTTTATTTTCTATTGCCCAGTCTGCTATGTTAATTAAACTGGTAGTGTTTATTTGCTCAATGTAATTATCAAGTTCTTTTTTATTGTGTACTGGTGCATCTGTGGCTAGGCCTCTAATTATATTAGAATAAAAAATTACAGAATAGCCTTCTTCAATTGTGCTATCCCATAGATGAGGACTGTTATTCCAATTTAGTCTCTCTACTATTCCGCCATTTAATTTTGTTGCTAGTATAGAACCTACTGTTATATTCCAATCTTGTGCTGGAAAGCAGAAACATTTAGTTGTGTGTCCTAAATGTTTTAGATAGATATCATATAAACTATGACCTTGTGTCCAAGAATGCTCATGACCTAAATAATCTGTTACAGCAATTTTATTTAGATCTATTAATTGATTGCTACGGATGTATGGTGGCTCTGAGGCACCTTTTCCCTTAGGGCCTAAATTCCAAGTCCAATACCAACTGTCACCAAAGAAATTAAAATTAGCCATTTGTATTATTAACTAACTCGTCTGCATATTCAGGCCAAAACTTTCCTGCACGTGGTCCCCCATTACCTGTACCATCGCTTTCGCCTGGTACCTTGATCCAAAGAAACGCATCACACAATTCTTCACCTGTGTCTGTTGTTGGAGGTATACCTAATGCTCTACCTGGAGGATTACACCATTCGTTGCCATAAGGACCATTACCATTACGGCTAGTGTCTATTACAAAGTGTTTTAACTTAGCATGTTCGCTTACACGTTTAGACCACGACATACTTTCCTTGGTACTTCTAAAGTT